GGAACGGCAGGGCTTTTTGCAGACCACCGAGGGCAATGTCGTTCACTACGGCTATATCGAGAAATTCATCGAAAGCCTGGGGGAACGCTTCAACATCCGTGAGATCGCCTTCGACCGCTGGGGTGCTGTGCAGATGGTGCAGAACCTTGAGGGAATGGGCTTCACGGTCGTTCCTTTCGGACAGGGCTTCAAGGATATGTCCCCGCCCACCAAGGAGCTGATGAAACTGGTGTTGGAACAAAAAATCGCCCACGGCGGACACCCCGTCCTCCGCTGGATGATGGACAACATCTTCATCCGTACTGACCCGGCCGGGAACATCAAGCCGGACAAGGAGAAATCCACGGAGAAAATTGACGGGGCCGTGGCAACGATCATGGCTCTCGACCGCGCCATCCGCTGCGGCAACGACACAGGTGCTTCCGTCTATGACGGCCGGGGCATCCTTTTTATATGAAGGGAGTGATTTTCTATGGGCATTTTATCCGGGCTGTTTCATTCCAGAGACAAGCCTGCCAACAGCACCAATGGCAGCGGATACCGTTTCTTCCTCGGTCAGTCCACCGCAGGCAAGCCGGTCAATGAACGTTCCGCTATGCAGATGACGGCGGTCTATGCCTGCGTCCGCATTCTGTCCGAGGCGATTGCCGGACTTCCGCTGCATCTGTATCAATATCAGGAGGGCGGCAGTAAGGAGAAAGCGCTGAAGCATCCGCTGTACCGCATTCTCCATGATGAGCCAAATCCTGAAATGACCAGCTTCGTATTCCGGGAAACGGCGATGTCCCATCTGCTCCTGTGGGGCAACTCCTACTCCCAGATCATCCGAAACGGGAAAGGAGAAGCTGTTGCGCTGTACCCGCTGATGCCAAACCGTATGACTGTCGACCGGGACGATAGGAGCCGCCTCTACTACCAGTACCAGGTGCAGGACTCCGATGCGCCGACCATGAAAGACGGCACAGTGATTCTGAAGCCCTCCGATGTGCTGCACATCCCCGGCTTGGGCTTTGACGGTCTGGTCGGTTACAGTCCCATCGCTATGGCGAAAAACGCCATCGGTATGGCTATCGCCTGCGAGGAGTACGGAGCCAAGTTTTTCGCAAACGGCGCGACTCCCGGCGGTATTCTGGAGCATCCGGGGACAGTCAAGGATCCCGCCCGTGTCCGGGACAGCTGGAACGCGGCCTTTGCAGGCAGCGGAAATTCCAATAAGGTGGCAGTGCTGGAAGAAGGCATGAAATACACGCCCATCTCCATCTCTCCGGAACAGGCGCAGTTTCTGGAAACCAGAAAATTTCAGATAGACGAAATCGCTCGAATTTTCCGGGTGCCGCCCCATATGGTGGGCGACCTGGAGAAGTCGAGCTTTTCCAATATTGAGCAGCAGTCGCTGGAATTCGTGAAATACACGCTGGAGCCGTGGATCGTGCGCTGGGAGCAGGCCATCAACCGGGCACTGCTGACGGAACGCGAAAAAGAATCGTATTTTGTGAAGTTTAATGTGGACGGTCTGCTGCGCGGCGACTATGAGAGCCGGATGAACGGTTACGCCACCGCCAGACAGAACGGCTGGATGTCTGCCAACGACATCCGGGAACTGGAAAACCTTGACCGCATCCCTGCCGAGCTCGGCGGCGACCTATATCTCATCAACGGAAACATGACCAAGCTGCAGGACGCGGGAATCTTCGCTGGGAAGGAGGAAAATGAAGGTGAAGAAATTTTGGAACTGGACGAATCAGGCTCCAACGGAGACGGAACCGGAACAGCGGATTCTCACGCTGAGCGGAACCATCGCCGAGGAAAGCTGGTTTGACGATGATATCACGCCCCAGCTGTTCCGCGAGGAACTGAATGCCGGGAGCGGCGACATCACGGTCTGGATCAACAGCCCCGGCGGGGACTGTGTGGCCGCCGCTCAGATCTACAATATGCTCATGGACTACAGAGGCAGCGTGACCGTTAAGATTGACGGCATCGCCGCCTCTGCCGCTTCTGTCGTCGCCATGGCCGGCACCAGGGTTCTGGTGTCTCCCGTGTCGATGCTGATGATCCACAATCCCGCCACTATGGCTATGGGCGATGCCGCGGAAATGCAGAAGGCCATCGCCATGTTGGATGAGGTAAAGGAATCCATCATCAACGCCTATGAGATCAAGACCGGCATGAGCCGCGCCAGGCTGTCCCATCTGATGGACGCGGAAACCTGGATGGACGCGCACACGGCGGTCGATCTGGGCTTCGCCGACGAGATCATGGCCAGGCCGACAGACGCTTCCGCAGAAGACCATGCCGCCCGGCAGATGCTGTTCTCTCGGGCGGCGGTCACCAACCATCTGATGGATAAGCTGGCGGCGAAGTGCCGCATCGAAAAGAAACCCACCCAACCGGAACGCTCCGTGGATGATCTCATGGAGCGGCTCGATCTGATGAAACATTAAGGAGGATTTTTGATTATGACGATTCAGGAACTGCGCGAGAAGCGCAATACCGCATGGAATGCCGCCAAGGCATTTCTGGATTCCCATCGTACCGAGAAGGGTACCCTGACCGCCGAGGACGACGCCGCCTACACACGTATGGAGCAGGACATCGCCGATCTTGGCAAGGAAATCGCCCGTCTGGAACGCCAGGAAGCGCTGGATGCTGAACTCAGTAAGCCTGTGAACGCGCCCCTCACTTCCAAGCCCACCACCGGCAAGCAGCCGGAGGTCAAGACCGGACGCGCGTCTGACGAATACCGTAAGGGAATGCTGACCGCTCTGCGCACCAATTTCCGTCAGGTCAGCAATGTTCTGCAGGAAGGTGTGGACGCCGATGGCGGCTACCTCGTTCCTGAGGAATATGACCGCCGTCTGATCCAGACGCTGTCTGATGAGAACATCATGCGCCGCCTGGGTCATGTGATCACCACTTCCGGGGAGCACAAGATCAACATAGCGGCCACCAAGCCCGCCGCGGCATGGATCGAGGAAGGCGGCGCGCTTCAGTTCTCTGACGCCACCTTCGCCCAGATCCTGCTGGATGCCCACAAACTGCACGTCGCCATCAAGGTGACGGAGGAACTGCTCTACGACAGCGCGTTCAATCTGGAGAGCTACATCATCGAGCAGTTCGGCAAGGCCCTGGCCAACACCGAGGAGGATGCTTTCCTCAACGGTACCGGTGTGGGGCAGCCTCTGGGGCTGTTCGCGGAAACCGGCGGCGGTCATTTGGCCGGTACGCTGACTGCCGCGCTGAAGGCGGATGATGTGCTGGGACTTATCTATGAGCTCAAGCGCCCCTACCGCAAGAACGCGTCCTTCATCATGAACGACAAGACCGTGGCGCAGATCCGCAAGTTTAAGGATAACAACGGCGCCTATCTCTGGCAGCCTTCCTACCAGGCGGGTGAGCCTGACCGTATCCTCGGATACGCCGTTCATACTTCCGAGTATGTGCCGGAGAACGCCATCGCCTTTGGCGACTACAGCTATTACAACATCGGCGACCGTGGAACCCGTTCCTTCAAGCAGCTGACCGAACTGTTCGCCGGAAACGGCATGATCGGCTATGTGGCCAAGGAGCGTGTGGACGGCAAGCTGATTCTGCCCGAGGCGGTGCAGATCCTGAAGCTGAAGACCGAATGACCCTGATTACGGCGGTGCTGCTCTTACGGGCGGCATCGCCCATCTTTTCTGACCGAGGTGGTGATAAGACATGATTGTTTCCCTTAATGAAATGAAACAGTACCTCCGTGTGGACTTCGATGAAGACGATCCCATCATTACCGCGCTCATCACAGGAGCCGAAAAGCTGTGCGCGGACATTCTCCGCGCGGACAGTCCCGATGTGCTGGCACAGGCGGAAGGCAGCAAAGTGGCGGTCATGTACGCAGTCGCCTATTTCTACGAGCACCGGGAGGAAGCCGACCACCATGCGCTGGCGCTGACCCTTCGTTCTCTGCTCTTCGGCTCCCGCAAGGAGGCTTTCTGATGAAGATCGGACTGCTGAATACCCAGATCGTTATTACCAAAAACGAGGTGTCGGCGGATGCCATCGGCAATCACAAAAATGAGTGGAAGCCGTATTATTCCTGTCACGCCACGGTCAGCGCCGAGGGCGGCAAGGAAATGACAGAGACGGGAATGGTGGTGGACGATTCCACCATCGATTTCACGATTCGCTGGTGCGCCCAGTCCACCGCCATCACCTCCACGGGGTATCGGGTGCAGTTTCGGGACGAGCTGTATGACATTCTCTCGGTCGACCACATGAATTTCAAGCGCAAGGGCGTCAAACTGCATTGCCGGAAGGTGAGGCGATAGGATGGCAAATCTCAAAATTCCTATCGGCGCGCTCTCCGAGACGGTCATGAAGGAACTGAACGAGTATGCGGATGTGGCCTGTGATGAGATGAAGGCGGCGGTGAAAAGCGCCGGGACACTGGTCAAAAACCAGATCAAGGCGACCGCTCCCAAATCCACCGGAGCTTACGCAAAGAGCTGGTCTGTCAAGAACACCCGCGAAACGTCCCGTTCTCTGGAGGTGACGGTGTATTCCCGCAACCGCTACCAACTGGCGCATCTGCTGGAACACGGCCACGCCAAGCGCGGCGGCGGCAGAGTTCCGGGGCGCAGCCATATCGCGCCCGCCGAACAGGCTGGCATCGACCAGCTGGAGAAGGACATCGAAAGGAGCCTGCGGCATGGATGAGCTGATTCAAATTCTGACGGAGTCCGGATTACCATTCGCCTACGACCACTTCGCGGAGGGCGAGTCCCCGGAGCCGCCGTTTATCTGCTATCTGCTCCCGGCCAGCGACAACTTTGCCGCTGACGGAGCGGTTTATTATAAGGTTTCGGAGGTTCATATCGAGCTGTACACCGATTGTAAGGACTTGTCGGTGGAACAAAAGCTGGAGGCCGTGCTGGATCGGCACGGCGTTTTTTATGAGAAAACCGAGACGTGGATCGAGAGCGAACGGCTCTATGAAGTCCTTTATTACTTCGAAATGGAGGTTTGACCGCAATGAGCAATAAAGTCAAATACAATCTGAAAAACGTCCATGCCGCCAAGCTGACCGAAACGGTCGAGGACGGCGTGACTACGTTTTCCTATGAAACGCCCAAGGCTATCCCCGGTGCTGTCAGCCTGAGTCTGGATGCCGAGGGCGATTCTTCTCCCTTCTATGCAGACGGCATCGTGTATTTCCGCACCAGCTCCAATAACGGCTACAGCGGCGATCTGGAAATGGCGCTAATTCCCGAATGGTTCCGCACGGAGATCCTGCGGGAGAAGCTGGATAACAAGGGTGTGCTGGTGGAGAAATCCGACGTCACCGAGACGGAGAAGTTTGCGCTGCTGTTCGAGTTTGACGGCGATGTGAAGGCCATCCGTCATGTGCTGTATAACTGCAGTGCATCCCGTCCTTCCATCGAGTCCAAGACCAGGGAGGACACCATCGAGCCGGGTACGGAAACGCTGTCCCTGACCGCAGATCCCCGCAGCGACGGTCTGGTCAAGAGCCGCACCGGCGATACCACGGACAAGACCGCCTACGACAACTGGTACAAGGCTGTCTATGTCCCGGATGAGGAGGTCGCCTGATCATGCTGGAAAAAACCGTGACCATCGGCGGACACGAGGTCAAGTTCCGCTCCTCCGCGACCATTCCCAGGCTGTACCGCGTTAAGTTCAAGCGGGATATTTTTAAGGATCTGTCCCGGCTGGAGGCTTCCTACAGCAAGAAGAAAAACGAGGACGGCTCCTTTGCCATCGAGGATCTGGAGATCTTCGAGAATGTGGCCTACATCATGGCCTACCACGCCGACCACAGCATTCCGGACAATATCGACGACTGGCTCGACCGGTTTGAGATGTTCTCCATCTATGAGGTGCTGCCGGAGATTCTGGAACTGTGGGGCTCCAATCTGGTGACCGATGTGGCTTCTAAAAAAAACTTCAACGCAGCAGCCGTGAAATGACCACGGCACTGTTTCTCCTGCGCTGCACTGAAATCGGCATCGCCATCGCTGACCTTGATCTTCTCACCATCGGGCTTGTGATGGATATGTGGACGGAAAAAGGCAACGACGGCGCGCAATACGAAAAGGTCGCATCGCAGGAGGACTTTGACCGGTTCTGAATCACAAAAGAGGACCAGCGTATGCCGTTCCTCTTTCCCGTTATTTCTGATTTTTTGCCGCGATGCTTTCGATATCTCTGCCGCCATATACGATACGGATAATGACAACGGTCATAGAATCGCTGTCTACCGTATAGAACACGACAAAATTGTCCACCGGCACTTTGTGCATCCCCATGCTTTTCCATGGTTCCCAGTCCACCAAGGCATAGCGGGAAGGCATGAGATCCAGGGATCGTATTTCCTTACGGATGCGGTTCACCTGATTGCGTGCCGTATCCGGCACCAGCAGTTCCCGCGCGATATAGGCGTAGATATCCTTCAGATCGTTTAGTGCCTCCGGAGAATAGATAACGCTGTACGAATCACTCATATGCCGAACTCCTTGGAGAGTTCAGCATCGACTTCGTCCACCGAATAGGTTCTTCCGGATTTCAGAGAGTCCATTCCTTTCATCAGTTCCGCATCCAGTTCTTCGCGGCTCATTCCGCCGATGGCGGTGGGCTTCCGGGACGGAAGACGCAGATCCAGAGGCATTCCCCTCGTCAGGACGATCTGACTGTACAGCATTTGAATCGCGCTGGACGGAGAAATCCCAAGCTGCTGCAGAATGCTTTCGGCACTTTCTTTTAAGCCCGAATCAATACGGGCATAGACAGCTGATGTGTTTGCCATGATCATCACACTCCTTTGTCTATATTATACCCAAAACTGATAGCAAATGCAAGCAATCGCAAGCAAAAATAAATTATTTACAGACGGAAGGAGGCGACGCTTTATGGCAAGCAGGATCAAGGGCATTACCGTTGAAATCGGCGGCGATACCACAGGGCTGGACAAGGCGCTGAAAAGCGTCAACTCGTCCATCAAGACCACCCAGTCCGGTCTGAGGGACGTCTCCAAGCTGCTGAAGCTGGACCCTGCCAACACGGAGCTTCTGACGCAGAAGCAGAAGCTGCTCAAGGACGCCGTCGGCGCTACGAAGGAAAAGCTGGACGCGCTGAAACAGGCGCAGGAGCAGGCCAAGGCACAGCTGGAGCGTGGGGATCTGGGGCAGGACAAATATGACGCCCTGCAGCGGGAGATCATCGAGACCGAGCAGGAGCTGAAGCGTCTGCGGGGGCAGGCTGTCGAGTCCAATGCGGCGCTTGCGAAAATTGAGGATGTCGGCGACAAGCTGCGATCCGCCGGGGATAAGATCTCCGGCGTTGGGCAGAAGCTGCTCCCGGTGACTGCCGCCGTAACGGGTCTTGGTACCGCCGCCGTGAAAACCACTGCGGACTTTGATACAGCCATGAGCCAGGTGCAGGCGACTATGGGCATTACCAAGGACGCGATGTCCGATTTGGACGGAGAGTCTGTCAACACGGTCGAAGCACTTCGGACGCTCGCCAAGCAGATGGGCGCGGAAACTGCCTTTTCCGCCAGCGAGTGCGCGGACGCCATGAACTATCTGGCGCTGGCGGGTTACGACACGCAAAAGATCTATGACACGCTGCCTATCGTGCTGAACCTGGCCGCGGCAGGCAGCATCGACCTGGCATCCGCTTCGGATATGGTCACAGACGCCATGTCCGCTTTGGGCATGGAAACCGGTGAGGCGGGTAACATGGGGGATCAGAAGTCCCAAAAGGCGACTACCACCAACAATTC